GATCCATTATTTAATCGTAGTGATAATTTATTATTTTCTTCAGCAGGTACTTTTAACCAAGATGGTAAGTTATCGAACATAAACTTAACCTTGGTTACCATGTTACGAGCAGTTTCTTGTTTAGTTGCTATACATAACACGTTTTTATCTTTATGGAATAACATTAACCATAAAGAATAACCAGCTGCTAACGTTGATATACCTAATTGACGAGATTTAAGTACTACAGAATATGGGTTACTTTTCCATAAGTTTAAAACCTTACCTTGAAACGGATAAAGATTAAAAAGAATCCTACCACGTTGTGGGTGTTGGATATAGCAGTACTTTTTCATAAAGTGAGCAGGATCCTGAACACACTTTACGTATTCTTGTCTAATTATTTCCTTTAGATTAGGTTGATTGGATTGGCTCATATAGTATATGTAATATAACTAATTAGATTAATCTCCCCAAATTCAGGTTAGGAAATAATATAATTACTTTTTTAAGGATTTAAATAGATTTTGGATGTAAGCTACTTCCTCAGGTGTATAATCAGCATTTCCTCTAGAAAATTTACTAATTATTCCCGCTCCCATTGTTTTTACATCAGCATCAACTTCTTTCTTACGGCCTCTTATACCGGTAGGAGCAGGTTTTTCAGATTTAGTAAAAGATTTAAGTTTACCAGAAAATGGACTGCGGGCATATTTTTGGGTAGATTGTTCTACTACACCCGCATTTACAAGTCTTTTAACAGGTTGGAAAACAGCTTGTTGTTCTGTTCCTGCACCAAATGCTTTAGTAGCAATTTGTTGGAGTGAAGCAATTCCACTATCTATATTTCCTTCTTCATCTGTTGAAATATCTCCTCCAATAGCACTTAATGCTTCTAAGGCACCTATAATATTTTCTACAGTAGTAGATAATCTTCCTTGTCCACCTTTAGTATAAATTAAAGGAGCTAATTGAGGATCTTGTTGAGCAGCTGCAAGTTTTTCTTTATAGTTAGGAGTTAGATAAAACCCAGATACTGGTGCTCCGGCTGTTTCTCCAGCCATTTCATCTATAGTTTCTTTAATAAGTTTTCTTAAAATGTTGAGTTGTTTCATTTTTATATAGAGTTTTGATTATAAATATTAAAACCCTAAATAAAATTTCACCTGTTTGATTCTTTCCTCTACAGTGCCAGTAACAATACCAAAGTTTTTAAAATTATCTATATTAGATTTAATTAAGGATTTAATACTAATATCAACTATATCTCTATATTCAGAATTTGTTTCTCTAACTCCATTATCTTCAATTTCAACTCCAATTGGAGAAATATAAAATATGTAATCATATTCTTTAAGAAATTGAGCAGCATAATTAACAAAAGATTGTTTTTCTTTTTCATCAATAGATTGAGCACATTGAGTAAAAGCCATTACGTCTAAAATTGTCCTATCAGTAATAACATTTTCACGCATTAACTCAGAGCAACGTTCAGCTAAGAATATTGTTTGTCCTTTTAATGTGCTGTCTGTATTTAATGGAATACCTAAATCACGTAAGTATTTACTACGTTCAGTAGCAAAGAAATAATCTTTAAATTCAGGTAATTCTTTTAAAGCATGAACAAGTGTTGATTTACCTACACTCATTGTTCCACATAATCCTATTTTCATATTATAAAGATAATTAAAATCTAGCTTTAGCCACACTTGATTTATACCATGGCAATCCTACACCATCTTTTCTAGCTTTTTTCCAACTATCTTTAGTATGTTGGAAACCATTAATAAAATACTCTTCTTTACCTTCAGATGTAACTAATGCTGGTCCTTCCCAGTTATGTAATTTACCATCTTTCATATGACGTATTGTGCCGTCAGGTGATGTGTATTTTTTGGTTTGGAATGTTGGATCTATACTCATATATTTATTTTATTAGGTTTTCTGCTACATAAATTCCTTGTGCACCACTAACTGTTATACCTCTAGCGCTTAATGCATCTCCTACAAAATGTACATTAGGGTATTCAGTTAAAGCTAAGTTAGTATAATCAACTAGTGGCTCAGGACTCAAATATTTTACTTCAGGAATATACATTCCCCAATCGTCTCCAAATTCAAATACTTTATTCATTTGGTCAATAAAGTTAATAATATAATCAGCGTATTCACCCATTACTTCTTTAAATTGATTTAGATTAAAAATTTGAACTGCATTAACATTTTCACCTTCAGATGTTTGTGATGGTGTACGAGATGGACTATAATATAATCCAATATTTCTAAATTGTAATTTATTTACTACTTCTCTTGACCATTCAAATGGGTTCTCAATACCTTTAATTTCCATTAAAATACCAAAGTTAGTCATATCGTTCCTAAATTCTTCACCTTTCTTAGCATGACCATTATAAGTAATATCACCATATGTTTTTTCTACTGCTACATAAGCTGCATTGTTGTTTGTACAGAACGAACGTAATGATACATTATCAAACTTTTGATATAATTTAAAATCATAACTAACATCAATTAGTTTTTGAAAGTATTTTTGTGGTGCTTCAAAACGTACTCCAATTTGGACTGATTTAGGTTCTGTTGGTAGGTTATAGCAGTCTGCTAATTGTTTACCAAAGTCAATACCTGATTTACCTACAGCAAAAATAAGTTTATCATATTTTAATGTAGCATTGTGTGTATAGATTTTATTATTTTTAAAATCAATATCGTCTACCTCAGTTTCCCATTCAAATCTAACACCTTTATCAACTAAGTATGAATACCATGTTTTAGCAATTTCATGTAGATAATTTGAACCAATATGCCATACTGGGAATAGGCGTAATCCAAAATACGGTTTAATAAAATCAGGTTCTTCTTGTGGGTTAGAGCAGAATATTTCTTCTGGTTTAGGGTGAAAACGTCTAAAGTTACTAATAACTTGATCCATTAGTTCCATCGCTTTCTCTTCACCACAATATTTTGATAGTACACCTCCGATAGCGGTATGATATGTTAATTTACCATCACTCCAACCACCTGCTCCAAGCATACCTGTCATTACCTCTTCAGGTAAACGATTATGTGGGTCATTTCCTTTGTCTATAATGGTGATTAATTCGCCTGGGTAGCCGTTGTCGACTAATTTAGTAGCTGCGTTTATACCCGCTACTCCTGCACCTATAATTACTATTTTCTTATTCATATGCTATAAAGATAATATATTTTTTGCTAAAATCCAAATAAAAAGTGGCACCTTTTTAGGGGTGCCACAGCTACCATAATTTTGTCTCTTGTTAGAGCGACAGGCTATGAATCTGTCTAAATGTTATTTATTTGATATTTAATCTGGTGATTCTTCTGGTTTAGGATTTGTTTTAGTATTACCAACTAATCCACCTTTTGCAGTTGTTTTTTCTTTAAGATCAAAAGTAAGATTAATAGCGCCTGGTATTTCTTGTGGATTAGTTAAACCACCTGAATAAAGTTTATATTGTTGTTTATTAAATTCTTCTAAACCAGGGTAAGCAGTTAATAATTTGTTTTCAACATCCTTTACTATACTTTCTTTACCTCGTAATGATACTCTTATGATAGTTTGTTTAGTGGATGGATCATCAAAAACATATACTGTTGCTTCTTGCTGTTTTGGATCTTTTATACCAATTTGTTTAAAATTAACATTTTGGGTTGCTAGTGAAGCAGCAACTCCATTTTGTTTTAAAAAAGAATATAATTTTTTAGCTATACTTTTTACTTCTAAATTATCTTCATTTAATTTTTCTTTGTATTGACCTTCAGTAATTAAACCAGCCAATTTTTGCATTTTTAAAAATTCCTTATTCATTTTTTATGTATTTTTAACTTTAAGTTTCCTGTTCCTTTAATAACACGATGCCATTCGTATTTAGGTATAAATATTGGAGAATTTGCAAGAGATATTGGGAGTTGATCTTCGAGTTGAACTTTCCAATCTATTCCTTCTATAATTTCTACAATGCGGTCTTCTCTATCACGATGCCATAGTAATTCAATAGGATCTATATTTTCGCTAAATTCACGAATAATATATTTGTCTGTAATTTCTATATCTTTATACGGTCTCATTTTTGACATTAGGATGAAACCAGTTAGAACACCATTTTGAAGGATCTTTAATTTGGTTTCCTTCATTATCTACTAATTCATTAGTACCCATATGTTTTTGATACTCTTTATTATTACAATAATGTAATCCATCTTCTTTATAATAATACTCACAAACGTGACAACCAAATCCTACAGGAGAGTACATATAAGGAGGATATTTTTCTCCTTTCCCTTCTTTAAGTAAATCTATCAATTTAATCATCGTAATGTTTTTCTATTAGGTTTTCCAATTACTCTAAATACAGTAACACCTTTAATTTTTTTAATGCTTGAATAAATAATTTCAAGTTCTTTTTCTCCAAATCCTCCCTTACCTAAAAATGGGTGTGGGTCGATTTTTAAATAAAGTTTAGATTCAACTCTATTTTTATTTTGGACATTTTGGTCTGGGTTAAGTGGGTCTGTAGACACAATAGTAACCCCTGAAAGAGAGCGGATATCAGATAAGATTTCAGCTTGGTTACGAACACTAGTATCAGTAATTAGTAATGATTCTAGTTGATATACGTTAGATACGTTTTTTTTCTCTAATAATAAAACTTCTAATAAAGATGTTTTGTATTCACTAATGTTAGTATATGGGTTTTTAATTAGGTAGTTTCCTTCTTCATCTTTAGTAATATCTAAGTTTAAAGGAACCATTTTTTTACCACCAATATCTTGCATTTTTTGTCCTTCAGCTCCTTTTTTAATAGATAATCTAACAGGTTGTGGTAATTTATCTTGTAAAAGTTTAGTTAAAGATGGAAAATCCTGTGTTTTGTCATATGATTGTCTTCCTCGAGTAAGATAACCAAGTGCTATTAATACTTGAGGGTCAACATACATTATATCTCCATAGAATTTAAAATAATCTTTAAGATTTTCTCTAACATTTCTTGGAAAAACAAAGAATTTAGGGATAAATCTTCTTCCACCTGATCCTCCTTTTTGAGGTCTGATGTTGAAGCTAACTTCATTAAGAATTTTTTCTAATTCTTCTTTAATAATTTGTTTGATATATTGTGTATTCATATTACCAGTATCCTGAGAATGTTGATTTGAGTCCTAGTAATTTAGCATATCTTGGTAAGCGACATGACCAGTAACTAGGTTTAGTTCTATCTGTTTTTTGAGCACATTTATGTCTTGCTGCAAATGCTCTGCGGGCTTTTGGGTCATTAATTTTTGCAGACATTCCTACTTGTCCAAACGATACTTTTTTAATATTTTTGGTTTTAGGATCTCTTACATAAACATAGAATTTTTTAGAACCACCACGTTTAGGTTTTCCTATTGGTGGATTTTTCTTTTCTTCTTCTAATTCTGTTTCTGTTGGTGTTTCAATTTCCATCAATGGAAAATCTAAAGGTACTATTTTACCTTCATAAAGTCCAATTTTACCTAGATCTGTATTTTCAAATAGTTTTTTATCTAAATCTTGAATTTTAACAACCCCTTCATTCCAAAGACCACGAGCTTCAACTATTAGATTAATATGTGCTTTTGAACCAGGTCTAAATACAGTATCATTAAGCGGGACTTTAAAGTCTATATGATAACGTAAATTTTCAGATATAGGAGAATTATATTGTTTGGATTCTACCAACATTGGTGATTTATCACAAGTATTACATCCGCAAGCGCATCCCATAGTATATTATTTTATTATAAATATTATTTAGGTTCAATATAAATTACAAATCTAACTCTAATGTTATCATCTTTTCCAATAAAGAATGATTTGCTACCTTCAGAGGTCTTACCTGTTAATAAAGAAGACATTATAAATTTTTTAACATCTAGGGTTTTTAAACCATCTTCTAATTGTTGAGATAATATATCGGATCCTCCTCCTTGTTTAGATTCTATTTCATCTGCAATTTCATCTCCTAAGGCAGCTTTGTATAATAATTGGCTGCTAACTACTCGAAGATCAATGTTTGGAGAGCTGGTTTTTGAAACAAATATATAAAATTTATTAGGATCATTTACATAAAAGCTGGTTTGTAGTTGGGTATTTATTTTATCATCCTGCATGGATTTTACTTCAACTATTTTACCATCTATCATTAAATCTTCACCTTTTCCTTTAGGTATTTCTTTAGCTTCAATCCCACTATCTTGAGATATAATATAATTTTTAATACTATTTTCTACTGCTACCCCTCTATTAGATAAATCTTTATCTACATATGATCTCCAATCTTCAATAGTATTAACAGTATTAGGAAAAATATTAGCTATTTTACCTAAATTAGATTTATATTGTTCATAAGTCAATTTAGATAACTCAGTAAATGTTTGAAGTTTACTAGGACCTTTTTGTTTTCCAGTTAAGTCTTTTATTGTAGGATCTAAATCTTTTTCTAGATTAACATTTAAACTATTTAACTCATTTTCAATTATTAAAACATCTTCAGGGTTATTCATGTCAGGATAACCTTTAGGAAATTTATAAGAAATACTATTTAGAAATTTTTCTAAAATATCCATAACTGAATTGTTTTATAGTGTTCTTAAAAGTTCCTCTAGAGTCTTTTTAACAAATTTTCCAGTTTTAGGATCACGAGCTGGTTCTCCTTTTTTAGTGAATTTTCCAGTTGCTGGGTTTCGGTTAGGTTGTTTAGGCTGAGCTGCGGGTTTAGCTGCAGGCTTAGCAGCGGGTTTGGCTGCAGGTTTAGTAGATGGGGCTGCTTTTTTAGCTGCAGGTTTAGCTGCGTTTGCGTCTGCTCCGGCTCCACCAGAAGTATTTAATGCTTTAAGAAGTTTAGAATGATATCCTAAAACATCTTGCATTTGTTTAGCATAATCACTTACTATTTTTGGTAAATCACCAGGTAATTTACTAGGGTCTGGGAAAAGAGAATTTAAATCTTCAGCAGTTGATTGTAGTGATTTGTTAGTACTTGCAATTCTAGTTCTAAGGGTATTTATTCCTTTAATTAAATTAGGATCAGCAATAGCATCTTTATCTCCTTTTACAAAAGCACTAATATTTTTTCCATATTGGCTTATTTGACTTGTAGTGCCTGATACTTTAGCTTTAAGTTTATCAAAAAGCCCTTCAGCAATTAGTTCATTAATTGCTTTACTAATTTCTTTTTTAAGTCGATCGTTGTTATTTTTCATTTTTTTAGGTTTCTGGGGTTTCTTCAGGTGGTGTTTCTTCGGTAGGTGCTTCCTCAGCAGGGGCTTCTTCAGCAGGTGCTTCACCTGTAGTAGCGGAAGCTATATTACCATAAGAAAGTATTCTAGATACAGCTTCAGCTGCTCTTTCAGTATCATTAAAATTGGAAAGATAATATTTTTTTCCTTCAATTTTAGCTATCCAACTTTTTTCAGTATATATTAAATAAAAAGATTGATCGTTTTTTAATAAAACTTTAAATGTAGTAGGACGTGGAGCAATCCAAAGAATATCTTGAATAAAAAGATCATATTGGATAGTCAATAATGATTCTATAACTTTTTTTAATGAAGGGAACTTTGCTATTAATGGAAAACTCTCTACATTTAACGATACTCCAGTAGTTGTAGTATCTAAATCTACTCTAGTTTCAGTAGGATTATAGATTTGTTTTACAATATCCCGAGTTAAGTCTATGAGTTCCTGTTTAGTCATTAGTTATTATTTATTTTTAGCTAATTTTTTAGCAGTAGCATACATTACACTTTGAGCATCTTTATCATATCTTTTTGCAAAATCAGATCTTTTTTTTTTTAATCCTTTTACAATTTTTTCTTCTTCAGGGGACATTTTACCTTCAAATGCTAATGATTTTAAAGTTTCAAAAAATAAATCTTCAGTAACTTCTTCAGTTTCACCTTCTCCAGTAGCTTCTTCAGCTTTTAATACTTGAGTTTTAGTAAAATATGTGATAGTATTAGCAATTTGAGCATTTAATTTTTTATCTCCTAATGCTTTTGCTTTTGAATAAGCTAATTCTAATGCACTTTGAATTTTTTTAACCTCAGGGCTAAGACCTTCTTCACCTTCAACATCTTCACCTTCAGTAGGTGCTTCGTCTTCAGCAGGTGCTTCTTCCTCTTCTTCAGCAGGAGCTTCATCTTCAGCAGGAACCTCTTCAGTTTCCTCTTCTTCAGTATCTTCTTCTTTTGCTTTTTTCTCAGCTTCTTTAATTAAAGATAAAATTTCTTCTAATTCTTCATTTAAAAAAGAAGTAGGAGTATTTTCTCTAGGAGATAATACAGTACTTAAATCAATGTCATTAGCTACATGGCCTGGGATATTGGACCAACTGTATCTAGCTAGGTATTGGGCATCTTCAGGGCCAACAATAGGTTTAAGAGTATCGATTCTGGTAGAAATTTCTAGTGAGTCCCACAATGTAGATGGGTTATGTTCTCCAGAAGCAGGGGGTAATGATTGTGGAGTTGGGGAATTTTCATTTATACCTGCTAATTTTTTCATACGAGAAAATTGTTCACTCAATTGTTGTTTCATTGTATAATTTTATTATAAATATGTTATTTTTTAATAAGATGAAGCATTATCATGACCACATTTATGACACATAAATAAATCATTTCCTCCATCTTTTATTTTCCACTCCCATTCACATTTATCACAAATAATTTTAGTATTAGTAATTATTTCTTTTAATGTGTTGGTTAGTTTAACTTTAGCTTTAGATGTATTAGATACAAATTGTTTACCTTTTTTACTACCTGCTGCTTTTTTTCTAGATGTAGCAGCTCTTTCAGCTTTAGTTAAATTATTTGCTTTAGCTCTAGGTAAACAACGAGTAGTTGCTTTACCTTTTTTCATAGTACCACATGGACCAGTTATATTACCTTGTGTATCAATACGAACCCAGTCTTCTTTTTTGAACCAATTACGTAATGATTCGTAAATTATTCCATGTAGTTCTTTTTTAGTCATTATCCTTTCATTTGACCTTTACATACCTTTACGGCACGTCCTGAAAGATATGCTGATGATTTTTCACCGGCTGCTTTACGTTTAGTAATATACCTTTTACCAGCAGGGCATAGTTCTTCTTCTATTTGGGAATAAATCTCATTTAATGCTTCTCTAAGTCCGGGGGTTTTAGAGTAATGTTCATCTTCTTTTTTATCTAGATAAGCTGAAGCCTCATCAAATTCAGATTTAGTGATTTCTCCGTTAGAGAATTTTTGATTTAATTCTTGTCTAAATTCTCTTATTTTTTCAGGAATGATAATGAGATCTCTAAGTCTATTAGACATATCTTTTTTTCCTTTATCAAAATTAGATTCCATTATTTTAAGAATTTAAGTTTATAGATAGTAGAAGAAATTAATTCTACTACAGTATCAATTTGATTTTGGATATATGAATCTTGAGGGATAGATTTACGACATTTTTCAACAGTCATGTTTAAACCTTGAAGATACATAATTATATCTTCACAACTTTTATATTCTAGTATATTGAAATTAGAATAATTAGTTAAGATACCATATTTTCCTTGATACGACTCTACTAAACCATCTATTAAACCTACAATACCATCATAATACTCATTTAAAGCCATATGAGCGGCAAATGAAGGGGTTTGTAAATGATATATATGAGTTTGAGTTCTTGAATGTAATAGATATGATATTAATTTAGCAAATTCGTTCATGATGTTATTATTTTATTTTTTTTTAGCATATTTATCAAAATCTGCTTGAGCTTGTTTATTTGCTTCATTCTCAGATGATACTTTCCATCCAGCGTTACCTTTTTCTAATTCAATATTACCATATTTTTTAAGAAAATCAGCTTTCCAAGTTTTAAAATCATCTTCATCTTTAATTTTTCGAGACGAACCCATGCCTATATTAGTAGGTAAAAGATTTTTATCACTTAAATCAGAAAATTTAATTGACTTAACAGTAATTTTACCTTCGTTAAGATTACCAATTTCTCCTTCAAGTTTTTTAACCATATTTTGGTCTGGTTCATCTTGTTTTTTATACCAGGTTAAAAGTTGTTGTAAAACTTCTTTACGGTATTTTTTTAAATCAGCTTCTTGTTCATTTTCTGATATGTAGGTAAGATCTTCTTTTATTACTTCTTTGTGAAGTTGTTGGCGTCTCCATTCACTTATACTAAAATTATTGCTCATGTTTATATGTTTTATATATAAATATTAATTATTTCTTTAAACTTTGTAAATACTTTATTGTTTCTTCTTTATTTTCTAATAATTTTTGTTTTGAAGAACCAACCCATTTTTCAATATCTCCTCTTTCAGTTATAAATGATTCATCTGAGGTGTTTATATGTTCTTCCATCCATACAGAAAAATCACTTATCATATCATCTACATCAGAATTAACAATGTTTTTTTCATAATCTTCCCATTGACCATTAATTCTAAGGCGAGTTTCAAAGTCTACTTGACAATTAAAACAACGTTTATATTGAAGGTAGAAAGCATTATCATGCTTATTCTTCATTAAATTTTTACAACAAGGGCAAAATAAAGGTGCTATAATAGATTCTTTAGCTTTATCTAGTTTAGTAACATTTTGCTTAATCCCATTTTTGATAGTCCAAGTACGACCATCTTCTTCCCATGTATCTCCATCTTCATGGAATTCTTGTTGTTTAGTATAACCTATTCCTACAACTGTCTTTTCTCCGTGTTTATTAGTTAAAATATTACGAAGACGTTGAACATCTTTTTGTTGGAATTCTTTTTTTAAAACATTATCAGACATTACTTTTATTTTTTAGTTTCTTTTTTCTCATCACCTTTCATCTGCTTGATCTTTTTAGCAGCTTCTTTTTTTCTTTCTTTTAATTCAGCTTCTTGAGCTCTAACTTCAGCCATAGTTTCTTCTAATTCTTTTAATTGAGAAGAATATTCTTGAGTTAAACGTTTAGATTCACGAGAAGCCTCAGCTTCACTTAAATATACCCCATGAGTTCCATCCATAGGAATATCATCAAATACATTAGTTCTTCTTACAGTACTTTCTGGAGATGATGATGCTGGGAGGGTTACTACGAAGAAATCTTTAACTTGATTAACCCCTGGAAATTTAGGTGGTCCATCTGGTGATGAGATTAATTCTGGGGAGTGAGCATTGATGTTTTCAATGATAAGTTTTTTAAATTGAGATAGTTTCATAATCCGAGTTGTTTTAAAGCTTTTATAGTTTGAGCCGCTGATTTATGTAAGATTCCAATCCCATTATGAGAATTCCATTCTGCTATAGTATCATCACGGTCGTCTATAAGTATTGAATTTCTTGTAGAGTAATCTTGTTTATTTTCTCTTTTTGCTAATATTAATTTGGTTTTGGGAGAAGCAACAGGTACATATTTGTCTATATGATTTTCTACCCATAAACGTTTTCCTAAACGAGATTCGTTATTTTCTGAGGGTGAGGAAAGTAGTGTTGGGCTGTAATTTTTAATATAATCCCATAATATTTCCCCGTCTGGCATCCAAGGCATTTGTGACCAAAAAGGTATGCCTATTTGATTATCAATTAGATTCCAGAATTTTTTACTTCCATATTTACTTTCATACTCTCTAGGAGTAGAACCAGTAAAATAGTCAAATCTAGCATCGAAGTCACATAATACCCCATCCATATCACAATATATTGTGTATTTTAGAGGTAAAACATTTTCTTTATATAATTCTACTAAATTAATCATTTTTATTATCTAATCCATTTTCCCAACTTCTAAATAAAAGATTTCCTAATTCATATGCTTCTCTTTCTAATTCTAATAAATTATCATCTTCATTTATATTAGTAGTATAGATTTTTCTTTTTAATCTTCCTTCTAAATTTTGTTTATGATGAATCATCTCATGAGAATATGAACGTAATACATCTTTTGGATGACGCCCATAAGTGTATAAAGTAATTGATTTTTCTGTTGGGTTGTAATATGCTGTTGTCCCTAAAATATCATTAGCATTCTCAATATCATCATTGATAAACTTTATTTTAGGGAGTGGGGTTATACTTAAATTATCTTGTAAGTGATTTGTTAAAGATAATAACAAAGTTTGGAAATCCCTAACTTGCTCAGGGGTTTGGGGATTTTGTATATTCTCAGCAAACGTAAGTCTTACATTTGGAGTATGAAAGTTTGGTTTTTTATGTATTGTTTTTGCTCCGATTGATTTAATTCGGTTAGCCATACGATCTTTAGCACTTGAAGTTGTATCTTCAAATGGAATATTGATATTTGTTTTTTTATCTGTTACTACAATATCCTTATCTCCTTTTTCTTTTGCTTTAGTAAAAAGATATTTTAAGTTATCTTTTTTTAACCCTAATCTAGCAAAGAAATCTTTTAATTCGCCTTTAGTTACACCTCTTTCAATAGCTCTATCTAAGAAATGTCTATCAGATTTAGGATCAAGATCAACATCTATTGGATTTAAAGCACTATCGGCGTATTGGTCTAATGCTGATAAGTCATCAGGGGATAGTAATTCATCATCTGATTCGGCTGATAAATCTTCAAACATTGGGTCATATCCTTTTAAGTATGCCCACCATTCACCGTTAATAAATTTAATATCTTTATCAGATAACCCTCCTTGTTTTTTAAGGATTAATTTATAAAGTTTATCACGTTGTGTATCTCCAATTTTCTTTTGTCCTCTTTTTGCTACAGATGACCAAGAAATAATTTCTATTTCTGGGTGTTTGCTTATGTAGTCTTTAGCAATTGCTATAATAGTAGACATTACTTTATATAATTCACCTACATTTGTTTCAGGGTAATCTATATCACCAGTTTCATCTGAGATTCCAAAATCTATAGAAATTCTATTTTCACTAGCAACATCTATATAAACGGCATATTGGTTTCCACTATCAGATATAAACAAATAAGTACCTTCTCCAGGTTCATTAAACTTGTAAGCATCTACAGGTCTATCAAAAACTTCTTTAATAGATAATACTTTATCCATTATTTCAGTTTTGTAATTAAGAAGTTTTTCAATATACCCAGTGTTACGTAAATTTTTAAAAGCTAAATTTTCAATTGAATATTCACCACCTGTTTCTAATCCAATTTGTCTGAATTTTTTGAGTTTATCCTGGAGTCCTTTTATAGAGTCAGTTAAAAAATCATAATTGTTAGGTGTAGGTTTTGTTCTTAAAATTTTATCAATTTTAGATTTAAAAGGTTTAGCTTTATTTTCTATTTCTTTATCGGGAATTTCCATTTTCCCATATTGTGGTTTTTGTAACCATTTATCATTTAATAAAGAATATACTCCTACACTAGCATTAGGTTCTTTAGAATTTTGAACATATACCTCTATATCATTGTTTTTGATTTTCAAATTATGAGCATCATTAAATCGTGATTTAGCAGAATCAAAGTATTTTTTTGCAATTTTAGGATCTTCAAATTCATCAAAATCTACTAAAATATGTAAATCTACATCAGAATATGGGGTCCAATTATAGTTAGCAGAACTACCTAAAAGTAAAACATCATCATAATTAACATCTAATTCTAATGAATTCCAAAACTCATCAGCAATTTTTAATAATACTTCTTTTACCTTAGGTTTAATTTCTAATCCATTAAATACTACAGGGTTTAAAGTATTTTGATTTTTGTATTCTTTTAAAGTTTCATGTAATAAAACCCCAAGAGTTTCAAGATATCTAATTGGGGAAACTTCTTCAGGAATAAATGGAGTTATATCTCCTTGAGAATTTAAAGCTGCTCTTAAATTTGTAGCGCTTATACCTTCAACATTCCCGGCATCATATGTTTTAACTCTATCTGAGTTTAGTTTGCTATAGCGACCTGCGTCTTCTTTTCCATATGCTGCTATAAAATTTGTATCTGGGTTATCTGTTATGATATCATATACATCCTTTACAGGAGTGAGTTGGGATATAACAAATTTGACCTTTCTCCTATCAGAGATTAAAGGGGCATAAAGTTTTTCCCAGATATCTAAGCTTTGTTCAGCCGTAATTCCTTCGTGGGGTTTAGGAGAAATTAAAACGTATACTTGATCTGCAATTCGAGTAAGTTGATTTATTACATCTAAGTGCCCCTTATGCGGTGGCTTAAATTTACCAGGATAAAGAGCTATAGTTTCATTTGGAGAAAAATTAAATTGGGTTTCACCAATGTTTTCAATAAGGAAAGGCAATATAAGAGATTCAACTAATCCTTTACAGAGCTTATTTTCTAGTAATGCATTTACCGCATTTAAAGCAGCTTCTTTATTATCTCCTTTAGAGGTACCTTTTTCACCAGCACCTATAACTAACATAGATTTAAATAAACCTTTAACACGATTTTTAGAACGAGGATTTGCTAATTTAGCTTTTATTTGTTTTAATAAATCACCAAATGGTAAACTTAAATCATATTTAATTAGTAATTTAACTACATCATCCCAGTTATATGAACTCCATATTTCATTTCTACCTAATTCTTTAAAATCATCTCCTAAAGTAACTAAACGTAGTGTTAAACCTTTTGAAGATAAATTAAATTCAAATTCTTGGTTATCATCTAATGAAGGTAAATCTTTTATTCCTAAACGGGCAAATACTTTTTTAGGATCTTCCTCCATTAAAACTGTTTTAACTAAACCAATTAATAATGCTTGCTTTTCACCAGGGACATCTAAAAAACTTTTTCTATAATCTCCTTCTCTTTCAGAAGTAACAATCATATTATCTACTTGAACTGTCAAGTCAGGGTAACCTTCTATTGGAATTTGAGTAATAACTATATCTCCGGTTCCAGCTGTTTTTTTACCTTGATGGCGTCCTGCTTTAAATGGTACAATTACATCATCTGGTAAAGAGTTTAAATACTCGGCAAATTTTTTCTTAAGAGTTTTTTTATCGTCTTCTCCAGCATCAACATGAATAATTAAATCCAAATCTCCATGATCTGATTTAACTACTGTGTTATATGAACCTGATATTTTAGCACTTCTAAAAGGAGGGTATTTTTTTAATATATCCTCAATATATTTTTTAACTGTTGGGTCAACAGCTTCTCTAGGAATTCTATTAGCACCGATTGATCCTGACATTATGCTTTCTTATATTGGATTAATTTTGAGTCATCTGGGAGGTATTTTCCTTTAAGACCTAATCTATCTTGGTTTTTAATCCAATACTGTTGTAAATCATATGGAATATCTGCTCTAGTAGAATCAAGAATTTTTAGGTAAATATCTAATATTTGATTAAATTTATCTTTAGGAATATTTTTCTTAATATATCCCATTAATTCAAAATAATCATTTACTACATCCGAGGTTAATTCTATTCCATACCCATCATTAAGAGCTTGAATAGCCTCTCCGGGGTTAGTAGCTATAGTTTCACCGGTTTCTTTTGATTTAACTCCGGTAGCATGGGTAAATGATAATCCTAATGCTTGGAACATAGATAACATTAATTGAGTTCTATGTAATCCTTTTACATTGTCTTTATAAGTATTAGAATAATAACTAAATTTAAGCCAATCTAAATTACCTACGTTAATATCAATTTGTACACTTTTATCATCAATTGTATTTCCTGATTCATCATATTGAGGGAAAGCACAATATATTGATCCTGATCCTGATGCTTTAGTGTCTGTACCTATGGTTTCAGATTCGTTTTCTATTTTGGTTGCTATAAGTTGAAGCATAGCTCTAAGTTTACTTTGAGCTTCAGTAGCAGTTTTAGATCGTTTACGAATTTGATCATAAGTAACTTGGAATTCTTGAGAACTAATCCCCCATTTATCAAACAACGGAGTACCATCATTTGAAATAATATTATTAGCACTAAATCCTAAATCTATATCTCCGGATTCAGCTTTTTTTCCAACTGATCCTAAAGATTCAAAGCTAAAAGTAACTTTGGGAAAAATTCGTTTTAATTCTTTAGTAAATTTATCTAAAGTTGGTTGAATATATTCTCGTTTAATAGGGGCTGTAGTGCCAAATACGTTTCCTCCTTCAAATATTAATTCTTTGAAGATGCTAACTAATGATATCATTCTTTATTTTTGTCATAAATATCAGAGGATATCTGAATCTCCATAGGGAATTGTTCTGATGATGGTCTTGGGTTAGGGTTTTCTAATTTAAATAATTCATGTACGTGCTCAAATAATTTAAAATTATCTTCAATAGTACGAGTTGGTTCATAAATTTCCCATCCTTTACCTTGTATCTTTTTACCACTTTTATCTTCCCCGCGTTTAGATGATTTTAACCAAATAATACCATTTTTTTCTATTTGTTCTTCAAATGTTTCATTCCATGCTTGAGTATAAGCAGCTAATTGTAAATCCATAGCTGTGTGGATTGAATTTGAGGTTTTAATATCTAATAGCCATTTTTCACCATTAATTTCAACAACTAAATCACAAGTTCCTGCAAATTTATACTTATCTGAAAATAGGTGGATTTCACTTTCAATTAAGGTTGGTTTAACAGTAGCCCAAAAATCATGGAATTTTAAAATTAATTTCCAAACATCTAATGAATAATTTGAATATCCATTTTCATTTAACCATTCTATTTTTTCACCCAATAAGTAACGCTCAATAGCATCATGAACTTGTGTTCCTTCGTCTGCTGCTTTTCTAGAAATAACATCAGCATTATGTCCTACATCTTTAAGCCAGGTTTCAAAAAATTTACCTTTAGGTAAAAATTGTAAAATACTTGTTACAGATGGGTAGTAATTTTCATTTCTGCTATAAAATCTGTTATCAGCTATATTAACCCTTTTAGATGTAGGGTCAACTTGGAGGATACGAGTAACAGATTTTTTATTTACGTTTACATTTTTTTCAATCATATTAATTGTAATTTTTTCTCAAATAATTTTGAGAATGTTAGTTTAGGGGTTTGGTGGATTAAATTAGTAAAATTAACAAAACCCATTTCTCCAGGGTCTTTATCTTGTAATTCAACTAAATAAACTTTTTTACCTTGATTTAATAAATTTTCACAAAAATCTAAGGCTTCTTTTATAGCATCTTTATCTAAAGCTATGTATATTTTTTGTATCGATGATGTTACAATTTTTTTCATTAACTCTTTAGAAATATTTTTACCTAGTAATGGAATAGCATTTCTTTTAATTGCTAACATATCAAATACTCCTTCACATAATATTAAAGGAGAATTCCAATTTATATAAAAACCAAAAGGTATAATATTTCTTGATACTTGAGGATTTTTATATTTACGGGAAGAATTTTTATCAAAACTACGGGCTGAGAAGTAATTTAGAGTTCGATTTTCATCATATGATGGAATAATAATCATGTTGGAGTATTCTCCATATTCACAATAACCTATATTATACCTTATAATATCTTCTTCAGTAATATTTCGAGTTTTTAAGTAATTTAAAGCATGTTTAGCTATAATTCCTTCTGGGGTAGGGTAGAGTAGGGTAAATTCTTTAGGTAAGGATATGGTTTCAACTATTATTTGATAGGTAGAGGTTTTAGAATCACTTATTAGGGATCTTAATTCAGTTAATTTCGAAGAATCAACTTTTAAAGATTTAAATAAATTGATAAGTTTTTTTCCCTTTTTACCACAAACCCAACAATTCCAAGGATTTTCTCCTTCAGGGTTAGTATCCATACATATTTCTAGTTTAGGTTTAGGGTGATTACAAAAAGGACAATGATATGCTCTATTATTTCGAGCCGTATCTTTACCAGAACCTAATATAGAATCTACTAATACAACAACTAGTTGGTTTATCATAACCTACAAGATAATAAAGAGAAAAGTTATTCCAAGTCTTTTCGGAAAAACTTACCTAATATGTTATCGTTGTATGTGTTGTTTAATAAAACATCTTCTTTACATTGGTAAGTAATCTCCCAATAAGTTAATGATTTTTTAGTATAACAAATTCTTAATATTTCTCGAGTAAAGTTTTCTTTACCTATATTTGTTATATCTTCTTTTAATTCTTTAGAAGAACCATA